ATTAGCAGCAATTGAAACAAGAATAACGGCGCTTGCAACAGGTCGGACCAAGTTAAAATATTCTTATGACCTGGAAAAGAACGGGTCGAGATCCGAAACTAATGCTTATGGATTTGGAGCGGGGGCAAGCTCACAAGTCGAAGGACCGACGAAGGCCGTGACTCAGGACCAGGAGTTTTTTGTCGTATTAACAGAGAAATTTGTAAACAGAACGGGCGACTCTAAAGAATCAGAATCAATTAATACAATATACGCAGATATGGAAACCATTATAAGTGACTTTGTTAGCTCTAAATTAGGGATAAATGCAACGGTTTTAGTGGTCCAAAGTGTAGGATTAGACGCTCCAGAAAAAATAAGCGAAAATAGTATATCAATCAAAGCCAACTTTATCGTAAAACATAGAAAGGCAACAACATAAGGGATCATCATGACTATAGGCGTAATTAACAATGAGAGTTCGGTCGGGATAATGGTCGAAGTCACAGAAGGAACATTTGTCCCACCAGCAGCGACGACCGACTACTCGGAAGTTATGGCAGAAGGAACAACTGTAAACAAAACTAGAGAGGAATTATCGAGAGATACGCTATCTTCAACGGTCGAGCAAGAAAGCTCAAGAGTTGGCATCGCAGAAGTTACGGCAGAGCTTGGCGTGGAATTTGGCGCATCAAGCACAGCGGGGGCAGCACCACAAAGATTAGATAAATTACTTAGATCGTTGCTTGGCGGAAAAAGATCAGCCATAACAGACACAACTACAACAGGGAACAGTTCAACAGTTTTAGAATTTGGGGCTGCGCCTCCTTTCGCAAAGGGCGATACTGTTATGGTCAAAGCGGCGGGCGCTTTTGAGTTGCGTCCTGTGTCGGCGGTAGGAGCAACGACAATCACTTTTCCTTTCGCATTAGAGAACGGCGCACCAGCAGACGGCGTTGTGGTTGAAGCGGTCACAACTTATTATCACGACACGGGTTCAGCGCCTTCGTTATCAATAGAGCATAATATCGGAAACGAAATACAACAGAAAGCAGCAGGGTGCAGAGTGTCTAGCGCAAGTTTGGAAAACTTTTCAGCCGGTCAAATACCATCAATGAAATTCTCGCTAGGAGGATTGTCGCTAGACAGAGTTGATTCGGCTCAGACTTTCTCCCAAGACTTTACGGCAGATGCTTTGCCTCCCGTAGCTTTGGAGGCTTGTTTGTATATTAACGGAACAAAACTTTCTTACTCAGAGCTAGGTTTATCAATCGAGAACACTCAGTCATTCTTAATCGATGCCTGTAATGCTAGTGGGAAGGTGTCATCAAGAATCACAAATCAGGTAGTTTCGTTTAATGCGAAGTCTTACATGGATGACACCTCTTTGACCGAGTGGGATAATTTCGAGAATAACGATGATGCATCAGTGTTCTTTTTCGCCTTTAATCCATCTTCTACGGCCGGAGAGTTTTCGGAAGCTGTCTGCGTATGGTTGCCGCAGGGAAAAATAACTGCCGCGCCAGCAGGGGATCAGGATGGCGTAGCCACAAATGACCTAGAAATAAAATGCCATCGCAGTTCTGGAAACGATTCCGTATTCATTTCAACAATCTAATAAATTGGCCTCTTTAATTAGGGGCTTTTTTCTTCTTACTCCCTGACTATTCTTTTATGCTTATAGAAAAGGGGAATTTATGCCTGTTATCTTGTCAATGAAAGACCGAATCAAGCTAAAATTAGGAAAGGTAACTTTTACGCTGAAACCATTAAGCGTAATGGAGCAACAGCAAGTCAGGAGCCATAAGACGATGGACGCAGGCGTGGAAGTCGCAGACATGGAAATGGAGGCCTATGCTTATATTAAGTATGCGGTTAAGGATATACACGGCGTAAAGTTAAGAAATAAAAAAGATTATAAACTAGAATTTGAAGGTGATTACTTAAGCGATGACTGCGTAACCGAGCTATTTACTCTCCAGCTAGGCGTAGAATTTTTCCATGCTATACAGACGCTGAAAACTAACCATGTTCCTGAGAAATTAACCTATTATGGAAAAACGAAAATATTAAAGGGCGTGAAATTGGAAGTGGTCCCCTGGGGAGATCCAGAAAACTAGGCCTAATCCCTCTCCACATATCTCTAGTTTGCGAGAAGATACGAGACATAAGCTCCTTATCAGAAGATGAGTATATTTCGTTGGTTTCCACGTTTACGGCTTCTTTTAATATGCAGTTCAATTGTGACGCGTGCAATAAAATTTACCCGAAACAAGAGAATAAAAGATTGGCGCACCAAAAAAGACTCGGCTGCGATGGCTCAGTTAATCCGAATCTTGTTTATATGCCTAACTATGCCATGGCGGGGCGACCAAGAATACTTTACTATAAGTGCATAGGAAACTTTTTTAGCTTCTCAGCAATGGGGCTAATTAGACTAATATCTAAATTTCAAGATAACATTTTTCCATACGACGGTGCTTTTTATGAACAACCTGCCAAATTTGTCGAATCCATGCAATTAATAGATAATTTACTATCTGAGCATAAAGAGTCACAGGCTCAAGCACTAAAAAGAGCAAAGAGATAATATGGCAAATGAAGTTAGTGTCTTACTTACGGTTGAAGAAAAACAGGCTCTAAATGCTATTTCTAAAGTAATTAAGGCTACGGACAAACTAGGTCAACAATCAAAAAAATCAGGGAAAGAGTTAGATGCGACATTTTCCTCTTTTAAGGGTAATCTTGCAGCTCTGGCGGCTTCGAAAGCATTTAGCTTTATGGTTTCAGGCATTAAGTCGGTGGTTTCTGCGGCGAGCGAGTTGGAAGTCTACGAAACACAGTTTAAGACAATATTAGGCTCGACTAAAGCGGCCAAAGACCAGCTAAAAGAACTACAGGACTTTGCAGCAAATACGCCTTTCCAGTTACCTGGACTTGCTGTCTCTACCCGTCAGTTATTATCGTTTGGAGTAAGCCAAAGGGATATTATCCCAACGCTAAAACAATTGGGTGACGTTGCCTCTGGTGCAGGTGCGGAAATAACAGAACTAACTATTCCTTTCGGGAGACTTGTCGCTTCTCAGAAGCTAACACTTATAGAGCTAGACAAGTTTGCAGACAGGGGAATAAATATTTTTAAAGAACTGTCGGACCAGACTGGCATATCTATGGGGAATATCAGAAAGGCCGTTACTGATAACAAAATACCTTTCTCGGAGTTCGAAAAAGCTCTTAGCAGCATGACGTCAGAAGGGGGAATGTTTTTTGGCGGCATGGAAAAGCAGTCGCAAACATTGAGCGGAGTCCTTTCAACGCTAGAGGACAATTTTTTCAATCTTAAAGGTGAGGTCGGAAAGGCTTTTAGTCCTCTTTTGATTGCGGGCGCGAAGTCAATGACGACAATCATGCAGGAGCTTGCAGACATTATAAGAGATCCGACGCTCGGTGAGCAATTAGAGAAAAATGGTTCTCGCTTTGCTGTCGTTTCTTCTGAAATAAAAAGACTTACTGGAGAGATAGCTCAGGTTAAAAAAGAGGGCGGATTTCTTGAGCAATTCAAACTAAATGATAAGACAAAACAATTAAGATTCCTAAATGAAGAAATGGAAAGATTAAGCCTTGAGCAAGAGAAACAAAGGCTTACTCAGAAAGCTGGCGACGCTGGAAGCTCTGACATTCCTGACGTTGCCGCTGTTGCCTCTGCCTTTGATGAGATAGCGATAATAGAGGCCGAAAGAAAAGCGGTAAAGGCTGAAAATTTACTTTTAGAAAAAGACGCAAGGGGTGAGGCTTCCACTAAAGAGCTAGAGGAAATAAGAGCCTTTGAGGTTGAGCGGCTGAAAATCAAGCGCGACGCAGACCTGGAAAGGGCTTCGTTTATAACAGACACAGATAAAAAACAAAGAGATACCGACTTAATCAACGCAAAGGCAAAGCTTGATATAGAAAAAGCGTCAGGGAAAGCGTCTATTGCATTAGCTAAAGAAATTGATGCCAAAAAGACAGCGAATCAAGCCTCTACCTTCGCGACAATCGCAACAATGTCTAGCAGCAGCAACTCGGCTCTCGCCGCAATCGGTAAAGCGGCAGGGATAACCCAGATAGCAATTCAAACGCCCATAGCGATAGCTAAAGCACTTGCGGCTTTCCCGCCGCCGTTCGGATTTGTGGCAGCGGGACTAGTTGGCGCAGCTATGGCGACACAGGCGGCGCAAATTGCTGGAATAAGCGGCTTTGAGTCTGGCGGCGTGGTCGGAGGGTTCAGTGGGGCTAGTCTAGGTTTAGATAATTCTCAAGTAAACGTCAGAAGTGGAGAAATGATTTTAAACGCTTCACAGCAGAAAAATTTATTCGAAGATATAAATAGCGGTGGCGGTAATAAAGGCGGAAACCCTGAATTAATGGCGGCGCTATCAGCGCCCATAATAATAGAAGTAGACAATAAAGAAATAGCGAGAGCCAACAGAACGGCGATGCTAGAAGGGTTTTCGGCAGCATGATAAAGTTCTTTTCAAACAATATTGCAGAGTCAGCGGTCATTACAGCGTCAACAGTTAATGCTCAGTATCCGGCGTCTAATATCCAACATGATTTTAGAACAAAGGTCTTTAGATCAACATCAAATGCAGATAATATAGTTTTCGATTTGGGGTCCATAGAAACAATTGACACAATCGCAGTAGTTGATAACTGGAAAAATGGTTTCGGTTTCTCGACATTTACGATAGAAGCAAACGCCACGGACGTGTGGACATCGCCGGCATTTACGACAACTCTAACCGTAGACACAGCGCACGGCATAGGCATAAAGGAATTTACAGAAGAGTCTTATAGATACTGGAGAATTGTTTTAACTTCAACGCTAGGCTATTGCGAATTAGCTAATATCTTCATAGGAAAAGCGACAACAATAACAACCAATGGCGTAGACTACGGCTTCTCTTATAAAAGTAAGGATCTTAAAAAAGCATCTAAAACCAGATATGGGCAGGAATACATTGACGATATAGGCACACAGAAAGAGGTTAATTCTTTATCATTCAAGGTTTTGAATAGCACCGAGCTTGATGCTATCTTTGAAGTGTACGATGACCGTCGTACTGTAAAGCCTTTCTTTATGAAAATAGGCGACGGTACAAATACAATTATAAGCAATGAAAACAGATTAAACGGCTTTTATAAATTAAAAGCTGAGCCTTCCGCTACAATAACAAGCGGTCCTTTCTGGGAAATAACACTCTCAGTAAGGGAGCAAAAATGACAACGCTAGTCGTAGAAGAACTAAAAACCACGCTAACTCAAAACTTCACAATTGACTTAAATAGAAGATATACAATCGCTGGAATTAGGCCATATATTTATATGCACAACGCACCAGCGGGAACATTTACGCTCACACTAAAAGAAGGGGTAAATTCGCTTGCCTCTCAAACATTTACGAGTACAGAAATTAAAAGCAATCTTTCAACGGTAGATAACTACGCTCACATATATAAAGCGTTAACTTTTACTAATCCGATTCACTTGTCTAAAGGGTCATACTCTTTGACGCTATCTTCAAGCGGTTACACTTTCTCAACTGGTAGCTATTTGGCATGGGTTAAGGAGTATGAGAATATTTTTAATACGACAGACGGTGCAAACGACACGGATTTTAATAACCCTATGAGCTTTCAGCTATTCGAGGAAAGGTAATGAGTAGATTAATTGATTTTGCAGACGGTTTCACCAGTGCAAGCGCACCTACGACAGTCGGGGGCGTGACAAACTTAGCTAGTTATGCAGATGATGCTGCCTTCGTTACGGCGAATGGCGCGGCTGCAAACGGCGATTTATATTACAATACAACTTCACACAAAGAGAGAATATATGAAAATGGTTCGTGGGTGGAAAACGCTTCTTTTGAGGCTTAATCTTTTATTATTATTTATTATTTCTTTTTCTATACAGGCGAAAACCTTAAAGGTTGATACTGTTACGCCTTCCGTAACTGACGGCGATTTCACTATCTCACCAAACGGAACCGGCGACATAGTGCTTGGAACCTTTTCGGGTGTCTTAAAGTCGTCTACAGGAGTCGTTAGCGTTGGAAACGTTAATCTCGCCTCTGAGATAACGGGAGTTTTGCCAGTAGCAAACGGTGGCTCTAATTCCTCTACGGCGCTAAATAACAACTTTGTTATGGTTTCAACTTCTGGCGCAATTGCGGAAAGTTCAGCCGTAACCACTACGGAACTAGGGTTGCTGGACGGTTTACTGGCTCCGATATTAACGACTACAAGCACAAGTATTTTAACTAATAAGGATTATGACGGCGGCACAGCATCAGACTCATTAAGGCTGACTTTGCCTAAAAATACAACAGGAAATCTTTCAGGACTCACCAGGAAAGAAGGAACTATTTTTTATGATAGCACACTAAAAACTTTTCACGGCGACGACGGGACAAGCGTTATCGCTCTTGGCGGTGACGGTGCAGGAGGCTCAAGACTTAATTTAATTATTGATCCCTCTTTTGAGACTGACGTATCTCAAGGAACCTGCACAACATGCACAGCCTCTCAAG